CTAGCGTATGTTCATTTTCCTCTATCTCTTTATATTCCTTTTCACTAATAGAAAATTGACTATGCTCTACAACATATGAAATTCTTCTTTGGATCTCATCATTCATCCATTCAATAGCTTCATATTCTTCATCAAACAACTTAACCACTGGTTGAGTATCTAATGAATCTATAGCGTAGGTTACTTTATATTTCATAATTAATAATCCTCTTTATAAGTGCCTACAACTTCTTTAATCATTGAATCAAATAAACTTTCATTTATTGATTCATTACTTTCATTCTTGAAACTTTGATAATGATCTCTTGTAAAGATTAAAGAATTTAATAGATGATTTAATTCTGAATCATTTAACTTAAAAACTCTTAACCTTTTAATGGATTCATTTGTTAGTTTTGATTTTTGGCCTTTAATACCGGCCTTTAATAATTCATTCATGGTTAGTAAGATTTGAATTGATATATATATGATACCATTATCTTAGTTTATATTGCAAGTTATTTATTAATAAAACATAAAAAAAGAGACTTTTTTAAGTCTCTTAAAATACCTTAGATTGAACTATAAAATAATAATTATTATTCTCATAACCTATTGCCAATACTTCCATATCTTTATTATGTTCATTAAATGGCCATTCTCTTATTAATCCAATACACGCCAGATAATAATTATCTACCGCTTCAATATCATCATCCCATTCTATAGTCTTACTCCACGTTGTATTATTATCTCTTTTTAAATAAACCTTAGCACGTGCCTTTAATTTATTTGTACTAGCTAAGTATTTACTTTTGATTAAATAGCCTTTAACTTTAGTTTTTAAAAAAATACTGTCTTTTTTCATTTGATTAACAGCTCCATACTTGATTCATTTACTAATTGACTATTTAAAATATTTTTTATTCCTTGATATTTCATATTCTTAACTGTTATAAACTTATAAAAATTAAAATCTTTTTCTATTAATTGACCCTTATGATTAAAACATTCATAACTAAAATCATTGTTATTTCTTGTTAATAAATCATATACAGTTTTATTATTCATATAATCAGGCTTTAAACCTTTTTTTAATTTAAGTTCCCAATTAGAATAAAATCTTTTAAACCTTACATAACCTAAGTTTGGATATTTAGTCTCATATTTATAATAAAAACTTTTATTTATTTCAAAAGTTTTATTATTTTGTTTAAAAATTATTTTTGATATATTCATTTTTTAAAACCTATGATTTAATTCTCTTTTTTTACATCCTTTTATAATTTCATTCCTTACTTTTATATTATATTTTTCCTTTAAACTTGATTTATTTAAATGATGTTTAAACCAATAACTTTTAGGAAAAAGTTTTTTAACTTCTTGTAAACTCTCAAATAAATAAGCTTCATCATATCCATATTGAAAAGGTAGCTCAATTATTTTTTCGCTATCCATTCCATAATTTAAAGTTACTTTACTTGAAAAATAACTATTGCCATTGATAGTGTCACGCCATTGTTTAGCGTTTATATCAATAGTTTTTAATTCTGATAATTTCATAATTAAAAATTTAATTTGTAAGATTTTTAATAAATTAATTAAATTAATAATTAATTTTTTAAACCTAATAAATACTAGGCTTAAAGAATTAATCAATTGTTAAAAGGGTTCGTCCGTCTCTGTTAAATCACAATCTAAAAAATTTAATTTTTCTATTGCTTTTTTAGATTCATACTTTTTCAAAATTTCTTTTTTTAAACTTATAAAAGTTTGTAAATGTTGTAAACTCTCAATATTTTCTAAGACTTCCGCAATCTCAGCATCTAATAAAAATAATTTAACTTCTATCATTCTGCTACAACTCCATTAAAATAATATACTTTTAAATAATTATCTAATAATATTTCATTTATTTTTAAGTGTTTACTTTGATCTTGAGTCAAGATTTCAGCGATATTTTTATCTGCTATTACTTGACTAGGTTTCACATTATGCTTTTTGCATATGTTTTCATAGGTTTTAAATAACATAATTAAAGTTCCTTAATTAAATATTTCATGTAAGTAAATTGATCAGTATATAAAAAATAATTTTCAGTTATTCGAAAAATAAATTTTTTATCTGATAATAATATTTTAAATTTCATAATTAAAGACCTCGAATTAATAAAACTTTCTTTGCCTGGACTTGTTGAAATTTGTTCCCTTTTGTTAAAAGGTATTCACAAGCTGAATTATCATTATTATTAACACACTGATTCAAAGTAGATCTATTAAGACCTGATCCGATAGAACTTATTAACCCTATTGAACCAATAGAAAGAAATAAAAATAAGTTTCGCATGATGTAAGATTTGAAATAATTTTCTTTTTTAAAGCTTAACTATAGTCTTAAAATATAAATTACTTAATTGTATTCTTATTACTGATAGCCTGGAACAAGGTTAAGTATAAAAATTGAGTTAAGTAATAAATAAAATAAAGATAGCTATGCTCAATTATTATATTAACATGAGTAAACAATATTTTATATCATTATTAAGAATTGTAAATAATACACAATAGTGATATTATTATGCTATATTAAATATAGTTAAAACAAATCTTACAATGCAAACAGTACAAAAAGTTAAAGTATCAGAATCAACTAAAAAACTATGGAATAGAACTATAAAAGAAAATTCTGATTTAAATTTAGCTTTTTTTCATTCCTTACCTAATCAGGGTCAAATTGGTTTAGCTTCTTTAATTTTTCCTTTACATTATGCAAGTGTAGAAAATAGCGAATTAAAGAAAATTTATGAAAAGCATATTAAACCTTATATTCAGAATTAAAGCCTATTGTAGCCGCTTCCAAACCGCTTAGAATCTAATTAAATTTGTAGCTCTAGCCTACGGGGTAGGGTTACAGATTATTTTTTATTTTTGTGTGGCATGGGTAACTTAAATATATTCTGATTAATTTTTTGGTTCAACTTTTATGGAAAGTTCTGGAGCTTGGATGTTGACGGTTTCTACGGATTCGCCGATTACTTTACCGAGGGAATCTAGAATTTGAGCTGCGGTTTGAAGTTGACCTTTTTTGACTGCCTTGTTGAAGAGGCGGATTCTCATTGCTTGGAGTCTAGGGAGAAGAGTTTCTCTATCTTTTTCCCAATCTTCCTTGTTCCATTGTTTAACTTTTTTCCAATCCTGCCATGCTGTTACTTCAGAGATGCCTTCAATTTTAGAATGTTCTAGTACGAGGGCTCTGGTTGTTTTACCTTCTAGTTGGCGGGAATATAGACGTTGTGAACGTAATTGTACGTTTTGTGCGGAAGAACGGGCAACGAATTTAAATTTACGTTTAGGAGGATTATTATCTAATGGTTGATCGGCAGGAAGTGTAGATGAAACCACGGGATTTTTGAATGTATTTAAGTGAATGATAACTTAAAAGTATGTAAATAGGCTATAAATAGGGGGTATGAGTTGTATTTTTTGTTAAATTAATGGTTGTGAGTAATGAAAAAAAGAATGAAATAAGTTTGAGATATGCACAGGGAGAGGTATTTAATAGTGATAAGAGATTTAGGGTGCTTGTGGCAGGTAGAAGGTTTGGTAAGAGTTATCTTTCTTGTATAGAACTGTTGAGAGGAGCTATTGACAGGCCGAATGAGGTTTATTTCTATTGTGCACCGACTTATCGGATGGCAAAGGATATTGCATGGAAGGAATTGAAGAGGTTGACACCAAGAACGTGGGTTAAGAGTAAGAATGAGACAGATTTGAGACTTGATTTAATAAATGGGTCAAGTATTGAATTGAAGGGAACTGAAAATGCTATGGCATTAAGAGGTAGGAGTCTTGCTGGTGTTGTATTGGATGAGGCAGCATTTATGGATAGAGATGTATGGGCTGAAGTTATTAGACCTGCGTTAGCTGATAAGCAGGGTTGGGCACTGTTTATTAGTACACCTGATGGAACTGCAAGCTGGTTTTATGATATGTGGTGTTTCTGTGGTGAAAAAGAATGGGATGATTGGGGAAGATGGAGTTTTACTACAGTGGAGGGGGGTAATGTGGCGAAAGAGGAGGTTGAGGCAGCAAGGGGGCAGTTGGATGCGAGGACATTCAGACAGGAATTTGAAGCAAGTTTTGAAAATTTAACTGGATTGGTGGCTGTCAGCTTCGCTGATGAGAATATTGACAAGAAAGTACAGGATTTACACATGCTTCCTTTGTTAATTGGGCTGGATTTTAACGTTGACC